CAAATGCTACTGGAATTACAGGAGTTGGATTTCAACCTGATTGGGTATGGTGTAAACAAAGAGATGGTGCTGACAATTATGTTTTAGGTGATTCTGTAAGAGGTGGAAATAAACAAATATATTCTAATTTAACTAATGCTGAAACTTCAAGTACAGATATGTTGCAATCATTTAATTCAGATGGTTTTACATTGGGAACTGATGGTGCTGTTAATCGTAATGGAAATACTTATGCATCATGGAACTGGAAAAAAACTGCAACTGCTGGATTTGATATAGTTTTATATACAGGAAATGCAAGTAATAGAACAATCTCACATAGTTGTGGTGCTATTCCTAAAATGATTATTATAAAAGATAGAGATGCAGATGATAACTGGAATGTTTATACTGCACCAACTGGTAATGATTCACATTTACATCTTAATTTAGGTAATGGTGCAAGTGGTTCTTCTGGTTATTGGAATGATACAACTCCTACATCTTCTGTATTTAGTTTAGGAAGTGATAATTCAGTTAATAAAAATGGAAATGATTTTATTGCCTATTGTCTTGCAGAAAAACAAGGCTACTCAAAATGTTCAAGCTACACAGGTAATGGAAATACAAATGGTACATTTATTTATACAGGATTTAAGCCAGCTTTTGTTATGTGTAAAATATCAAGTGGAAGTGATAACTGGGTAATAGTGGATAATAAAAGAGCACCTTTTAATGAAGCGGAAAATACACTAAGACCAAATATAGCTAATGCTGAATATACAGGAACAGCTTATGGAATTGATATACTGTCTAATGGTTTTAAATGTAGAACAACTGATGGTAATTTTAATGGTTCTGGTTCAACATACATCTACATGGCATTTGCTGAGAATCCATTCGTAACGTCAACCGGAATTCCTGGTCTAGCTCGATAACAAGATCTTGATCTAACGTCAAATCTGATATAAACCATAATAAACAGGTTTTTATATGCTACAAAAATTAGGATTTCTACCAGGATTCAATAAACAAGTTACAGATACCGGGGCCGAAAGCCAATGGGTTGAAGGTGAGAACGTACGTTTTAGGTATGGTACACCGGAGAAGATAGGTGGATGGAAACAATTAGGTGATTCAAACCTTACTGGTGCAGCTAGAGGTTTACATCATTTTGTTAGTACAACTTCTATTAAGTATGCAGCTATAGGCACTTCAAAAATATTATACGTTTATTCAGGGGATGTTTATTATGACATTCACCCTTTAGTTAATCCATCAGGGACAGCACTTACAAGTGCATTCAGCACAACTAACGGATCACCAACTGTGACTATTACTTTTCCAGCACCTCATTCTTTTGAAGCTGGAGATGTTGTTTTATTTAGTGACTTTAGTGCAATTACAAATTCTAATTTTAGTGCAGCAGATTTTAATGGTCAAAAATATATGATAACTTCTGTACCCAGTACAACAACAGTTACTATTACAATGGCTACTAATGAAACAGGTTCAGGTGCAACAACATCGGGTGGTATTAAATATTATCAATACTATAGAGTAGGGCCGGCAGAACAAGTAGGAGCTTTTGGTTGGGGTGTATCTTTATTTGGTGGTAATGTGTTAGGAGCTATTACTACTACTTTAAATGGTGCTTTAGGAGATAACACAAATGGTAACAATAGTTCAGCTACAGAAATTACTTTAGGTAGTACTAGTGGTCTTCCAAGTACAGGTACAAACTTTGTTCAAATAGGAACAGAGGAAATATCATACACAGGAATAAATGGAAGTAAACTTACAGGTATAACAAGAGCTGCAAGAGGAACTACAAGAGCGGCTCACAATAATGGTGTAGCAGTTACAAACACATCATCATTTACAGGATGGGGTTCACCCGCATCTACGACAGACTCAATAACGGATCCTGGTCTATGGTCCTTGGACAATTTAGGTAGTACCTTGATTGCATTAATTCATAATGGTGAATGTTTTAAATGGGATGCAGACGCAACAAATGCTACAGGTAATAGAGCTGTTATTATTCCAGGTGCACCAACAGCATCCCGTGATATGTTAGTCTCAACACCTGATCGTCACTTAGTATTTTTTGGTACAGAGAAAACAATTGGAGATAAAACTACACAAGATGATATGTTTATAAGATTTTCATCACAAGAAAATATAGAAGATTACACACCTACAGCAATCAATAGTGCTGGTACACAAAGACTGGCCGCCGGATCACGGATCATGGGTGCTACTCTTGGTAGAAATGCACTTTATATTTGGTCAGACACCTCTATGTTTACTATGAGATTTGTTGGAACTCCTTTTACATTTGCTTTTGAACAGGTTGGAACTAACTGTGGATTGATAGGACAAAATGCAGCCGTTGAAGTTGATGGTGCTGCTTATTGGATGTCTGAAAATGGGTTCTTTAGATTTACCGGTAAGCTAGAATCTATGGATTGCTTGGTTGAAGATTATGTTTATGATGACCTTAACACAACTTCTAATCAATTAGTCTACTGTGGTATTAATAATTTGTTTGGGGAAATTACTTGGTTCTATCCAACTCTTACTTCTACCGTAAACACTAGATCAGTTACTTATAGTTATTTAGATTCGACATCAAAAAGACCAATATGGTTTACAAATGAAAGTCCATTATTTGCAAGAAGCACTTGGCAAGACTCTTCTGTTTTTGGTTTACCCCATGCAACTAAATACAATGCATCAGATTCAGAATCTTTTGACGTTATAGGAAACACAGAAGGTATTTCAATATATTTTGAACATGAAACAGGAGTTAATCAACTAGAAGCAGGGGTTCCAGCTGTTGCAATTCCAGCTAATATTACTTCTGGTGATTATGATATTACACAAAAAATTGTTAGAGGCGCTGCAACAAACATGGCCGATCTTAGAGGAGATGGAGAAAACATAATGAGAATTAGTAGAATTGTTCCTGATTTTATTGCACAACAAAATAACGTATTTGCGCAATTACAAGTTAGAGATTATCCTAATGACGCTGCAGCAAGCTCACCACTAGGACCTTTTACATTAACACCTACTACCAAAAAAGTAGACACGAGAGCTAGAGGTAGAGCCATTGCTCTTACTATATCAAACACCGCTGTTGATACTAGTTGGAAACTTGGTACTTTTAGAATAGATATACAAGCTGGAGGAAGACGATAATGGCAAAAATAGTACAATCATTAACCAGAGCAAGTGATGAATATGATCAAGACACATCACAGTCTTTAATTAGAGATTTAGATGCTGTATTAGAGAAATTAAACACAACGTTTCAAGAAGAATTAAAACAGGAGATAGAAGCTAGAAGCTTTTTTTTAGATTAATGGCAGTAGTAAACCAATATAAATTTGCAGGTATAGATAATAACACAACAGGTAATGCACTCACACCATTGGGTGCTAACATTCCTGCAGTTAATGAAACGATAGTTATCAAATCAATATTAGTTACATCAGCAGGTACACCAAGTGTGACTGTAACAAACAATAGTATTACAGCTATTAAATCTGCAGCATTAACAGCTAATGTTACAACAGAATTATTAACCCAACCATTGATAATTGAAGGTGGTACACCTTTTACTGTACAGTCAAGCAACTCAAGTTCCTTTGACGTAGCTATCAGTTATTTAAACATCAAAAAAGAGGTAACAACATAATGGAAATACTACAAGCAAAAGTAGAAGAAACTTACAGACACAAAGAAACTGGCGAGGTTTTTAAGACAAAAAAAGACTGGGAAGCTAAGGGTTATAAACCAGAGGACATGGCTCAAGACGTAAAAGTTATTATGCCTCCTCTTGATTTATGGTCAAAAACAAAGTAAACTAATAAACTCAGGAGATATATTATGATGGAAGACAAAATTTCAATGAACGAATCAATACAAGCTGGAGCACCAGACATTAACTACAAACAAGGTGATGTTATGATGGGTGGCGGCGAAGATCAACAAGGCAAACAAGTAGCAGCTTCAATCTGGGAACAAATGGAACCAGAACAAAAGCAACAATTTGGTAGCTTTGATGCTTT